CCGAAAGGTGAATTCAATTATCACTAGGATACAAAGCTTTTGGAGCGCTCTCGTTCGAGAATCACTTCCATGGCAGGTACCTAGTAGGTTGCTTATATAGTTTCTACATTATTAAATTTTCACGGAATGCCCGATGGATAAATTTTAATACGTAGTATTATATAGGATTCAACCACCCTTGGCGTACCCTGGACCGCGGACTCATTCCGCTCGTTCAAGGCACTGCAAGGCGCCACCGCGAGGAGGAGGTCATCTTAGTTGATCGCTACGCATCAGAAGTTATCGACTTAGTTTTAACCCCCGCCGAACGCGCTGAGCTGAATGGCTGGGCAAGAAGCTTTTACACGCTGGATATGCATATTAAGGCAATCCACAACTACGACAAGCGTAAGCTCCCGCCACCGACTGATCCTGCTTGGAACACAACCCAGCAGTATGTCAGATCTGTATTCAGAAAGTTTCCGAAGGTTACCCCGATTCGTTACACACGATTGGACGACGTTAAGTACGTCAGGTCCTCGGCAGCTGGATATGGTTATGATGGACTCAAAGGAGATCCTGGTAATCACGAGAAAGCACGTAAGACTGCATTCACTATTGCCGAAGCTCTACATCATGATCAAGACTACGGACCGCAAGCTCTGTTTGATCAAGCTCCCGATGTTGCTTTTACACGCACACAATTGAGCCAGATCAAAGTGAAACGTAAGGTTAGGAACGTATGGGGTGAAGCTTTTCACTTCGTACTTTTGGAAGGTCTGTTCGCAGATTCACTCATCCAGATGTTCTCACAGCAAAAGGACTTTTACTTCATTGGTAAAGATCCGCTGTTAGCCGTTCCCCTCCTTATCGAGGAAATGTTATCTCAATGTGACTACGTTTATATGTTCGACTGGTCTGGCTTTGATGCCACAGTGCAAGAGTGGGAAATCCGCTTTGCTTTCGAATGTCTGGAGTCACTGATCACGTTTCCTTCAGACGTCGAAGCTAACATATGGCGCTTCGTCATCGAGTTGTTTATTTACAGGAAGATAGCCGCCCCTGATGGTATGATTTACCTCAAGACTATGGGTATCCCTTCTGGCAGTTGCTTTACCAACATCATTGGTAGCATCACGAACTTTGTTCGCATCCAGTACCTGTTCTACTCCCTTACCCGGCAGTTTGCTCTTGTTTACACACATGGAGACGACAGCCTTGCTGGAGTTAACTCAACTCAATACGTACCAATGGCTAATTTTAAGCCGCTCTGTGACAGATATTTCTGGCAGATTAATTTGGACAAATCACTGGTCTCAAACCAAGCCGAAGACATCGGTTTTCTGAGCCGCGAAGTTCGCGAGCGACAGCACAATAGAGACGAGTTCGTTTGTTTACGTATGCTCAAGTATCCCGAATATCCCGTTGAAGAAGGTGGTGTTTCAACCCTCCGCGCAATGTCGATCTTTCGAGACTCAGGTGTCAATTCACGATACCTCTACCGCATTTCCGAACTCCTAAAGAATAGGCACGGGAAAGCCGCGTTCCTTCCTTTGAATCAAAGGAACTGGAACCCAATAGAATACGAGCTGCTTCGTCAGCCGTTTTCTGAAGAACTAGTTTACCAATAATTGTAAACTTTATAATTGTATTTTAACTACTTTGCTAATATACAACAACCTACTGTTACTACTAAAAGTAATTGTTAATGATTCATTTACATGAAAATGTATGGGTGTGATACCTACAAACACATCC